AAATCTTCATCTGTAAGATACAAATGAATAGCGCGATCGGAAAGTTTCTGGAATGAGAACTTACGCTTTACACATTCAATTTTAAATTCATTGAATAAATCGCTTTTAATTTTAACACTTGTAAGTGTTTTGTCTGTACTAGCCATAACGTTGTTTAATTTATATTTGATATACGTATATCATTATCCTTCAAAAGTTGCAGAACATAAATGAGTTTTGTGGTAAGGGCACCATTTACAATTATTATTTGTTAAAGCAGGCATATCCTTTTCATTAAACCCTTCAGATGTAAAACAATTATCCATAAATTCATTCAGGGATTTAGTTGCTTGGTTTACTGAAGTTTTACCTGAGGGTGGTCTAAATTGTTGTATGCGTTTAATTACAAAATCTTGGGATTCAAATAGTTTACGCTTTACAATAAAGAATTCAATTTCTATATTATCTATTGGAACATTATATTGTTGAGCAAAGAATTTTTTATACAACACTAATTGATGTTGTTTTGATTTGTCTTTCTTAGCTTTATCATTCCAACCGCGTGTAGACGTTTTTATATCGATTATAACGAACTTATCTGTGCCTTCATGGTATAACACGACGTCTAAGAAGCCCATGTATTTAACGCGTGGTAAATGCGGATTAGGCGCCAATACAATTGGTACCTCACATCCAACTAACGACCAACCACGTTTTGAGAAATATTTACCTCTATTTCGCTTTAAATATCTTATAATTTCAACACCATCGGAATAGAACTCTCGAAGTGTTTGAGCATCAGCAAAATGCTCATTTTTATTTTGTTTATAAGCATCTGCGTAACAATCTCTTAATCTGGTTTCAAAATCAGCTTCTAAATCTATTCTATCGGCTTCAGCACCACTTTTGTTGTACATCACATCTAAATACATCTGGAGGGTCTCATGGAGAGCTGTTCCAAATGTCATATGGATACTTTGTTCCCTTATTTTGTATCCATCTCTATATTGTAATGCCCACTTTTTAGGACATTGTGTGTACATAGATAATTGGGAATATGAAATATTTTTCTCAAAAGCAAAATTCACCGGTTCAGGTGGGTTATTTTGAATTTCCCTAACTATTTTGGGTGATTTTTTCTTATTAGCCATAGACGTGAATATACGAAAGAAATTTTAGATATCCAAAGGATACATTCTTTTTTCTCCCATTATTCCATTTTCGTGAAACGGGAGCTTTTTATCATAAGAATACATAGCTTCTTTATAACTGGTGGGGGGATAACTTTCAATAAATTCTAAATCATGACACATCCAAAAAGGTGGGTTATCAAAATAAAAAGGAGCTACACTGAGACATTGATTGTTCCAGGGAAAGTATTTCCAGCACCCAATATCAGGTCTATTTGCGAATGCCGGGGCTGATTTTTGGAAGAGTACGGCATAATCATCTCTAACATCATAGATATTTAAACCTATTTCTAAAAATACAAATCCAAAATCCTGTTGAATATCACCCCAACCTTGATAATGACCTTCTGCTCCCTCTAATTTTTTATCTAAACTTGGGAGTTTCCCATATTTAGAATAAATTTTCATTAGAGTTTCACTTGAAGCTATCCCAATACTACTTCCAGCATGTTTTTTAAATTTGTTCCATTTATCGGGTTCTGCTGTAACCATACATAAGTACCCACAATCATCATATGAATTATGTTTGTGTAATAAATAAACATCCCAATCATGTTGAACGAAAAAGTAATCATCTTCATTAAAAATATAATAATCATATTCACTTTTATATTTTTTAAAAGTATCAGACCAAGCTCCATAACTAATACCTACATTCTCTCTAATATTAATTTCAACTTCAGCACCTTGTATTTGCTTTGGGGTTATTGAATAAACCTCAGAAAGATACTTATAATGTTCTGGGATTACATTAAAATTAAAAATGATTTTTGTGAGATTGTGTTTATACGTTTGTAAACATTCAATCTGTTTTTTTAGAAAATATAGATTATCTTTTTGATAATCTTTATATTCAAATCGTCTTTCTCCTAACCAGAAAGTATTAACTAAACATATTTTACTATCCATGATATTCCATTTTAATATAATTTCTATCTCTTACTATTCTAGAATTTCCTGTAGGAGTAAATCCTAGTTTTTCATATAATTTTACAGCAAAGTTGTCTTCAAATACCCATAGTGAAGCATAATCTTTATCTTGTAAATAAAGTTCGTAAGCCATTTTAGCATATCCTTTTTTTCTAAAATCTGGGTGGATATCACATCCAACCTCATTATCAAGAGTTCTAATATAACCTACAGGTATTAGATTTACTTCAACAATAAACCATTCGGGTTGACCATCCCTAAACCATTTTAAAGCTTCTTTTAAAGTAAATTTAGAATCATGTTCTAAAAATTGACGTGTTGATTCATCATTTCTTACTTCTAGTAAAAAAGATAAATCATTTTCAGTTAAAAGTCTTAATGTTACCATCCTTTTTTAATACACTCTACAATATATTCTCTCTCTTCAGGTGTTAACCACCAACCAACTGGGATTGATACTATTTTATCCATTGTAGCATCTAGTGATGGGAGATTTGTTTGGAATTCTCTAACACAAGTATGCTTATCATTACGTTCGTGAACTTGAGATACGGCAATACCACATTTATCCATGTATTTATAGAATTTAGCTCTATCTTCTACTTTTAAGGAATAAATCCAAAATGCAGAGTCAAATCCTTCTTCACGTTTTAATAAAGTAACTTTATCAATATTTTGTAAATGCTTATCGTAATAGGCAGCATTTTCTCTATGTTTAGAGATAATATCATCAGCATGTTTTAGATTTTCAATACCTACAGTAGCACAAACATCGTTCATATGGAATTTATAACCCCATTCTTCAATATCAGCCTCACAACGGAAATCTTTTCTATCACCATCTCTATCAATACCATACCAACGGATTAATTTACCTCGTTGGTGAAGTTCTTTATGGGGTGAACTCAAAACACCACCATCAATTGATGTAATATGTTTAATAGCTTGAAGTGAGAACATAGTTAAATTACCATGATTTCCAATTCGTTTACCCTTATACTCTGAACCAAATGAATGTGCTCCGTCTTCTATTACTGCAGGTCTAAAACCATACATTTGATATGCTCTTTCTTGTATTTCTTTTATACGATCTAAATCATTAGGATACCCACCCCAGTGAACTAACATAATTACTTTAGTTTTAGGTGTGATTTTTCGCATTAAATCATCAAGATCCATGTTTAATGTATCTGGGTCAATGTCAACCCATTTGAGTTTTAAACCATTTGCTAATACAGGCCAATTTGAAGCTGTACAAGTCATAGCTGTTGCTAAAACTTCATCTCCAGGTTCTAAACCCGGCCATTTTTGATCCCAAAAAGCTACACCATCAAAGTTTTGTTTATGTGTTGCTGGTTTTTTGAGCAGATGCAATGCTAAGTGTAAAGCTGATGTACCAGCGTTTACAGTTTGTATATAATCATGATCAAAGTAATTTTGTAAATTATTTTCAAATTCATCGACTTTGGGACCTTGACCTATGTAACCACTATTAAGTATTTTAGTGACTTCTTCAGCAGCTGTGTCGGCCATGAATACCTTAAATAATGGGATTTTGTTTTCTGGGCTAAACATATTATATAAATTTTATTTATTGTGGTGTAACTATTCTTTTACTACTTTCTCTGTAACTATTCTTTTACTACTTTCTCTATAACTATTTAATTTAAATACTTCTCTGTAGGAATCAAAGTTATAGATATCTCTTATTTTATTATTTAATAATACCATTAATGTGCTCGCATCATCGTATTTACCTAATGAGTAAGATTTCCAAAGTTTGGGTTTTGTTGTACCCAAATCTATTGTTTGATTTTTATTATATACAAGGGTTACGTCTGTATCAGATAACCCTTCCATATTCCATACAATAAATTCTAGAGTATCAGTTAACTTGTCATAATAAGGTAAACACCATGCTGTTCCTTTATCTTCTTCTACATGACTAAGTCCAAAGAAATTATTTACATCTAATACACTTTTAGGTTTAACTAAATAATTATTTGTATGGTATAATAAATTCCTAAGCATTGTCTCTGGTGATCTATGTGGGGAATTCTTTATTTGAGATTTAATATTTTCCTCATCTAAGTTTAATAGTTCTGGGTGTAGAGTGTCTAATCTATAAGACTGGTATGTACCAAATAATACATCATCTACAGTGTATTCTTGTTTATTATATACAACACAATCGTATGTATCTAAGAGTTTGGAATTATCATATATTTCCGAGAAGTCTTGAATATCACTATCATATTCTATATGGTGGACTTTATTATATTTTAAATGAGAGGCTATTGAATTTCCTAAAATAATTAACCTCCAAACAGCTAGATGGGTATTATAGTGAGCAGTGAGGCATGAGAGAATAGGTCGTTCATTACCTGGGTCAAACCATGGTTTGCTTCTTAAATCCCAATCGTATAGTAATTCATTTTTACTATCGTAAAATGAATAATTACATTTATCTTGAATATCTAAAGGTATAGGTGTATGAGATACCACCATTATATCCAAATTTTGAGATTGGGTATTAATTTGAGTTACTAAATTACGAAGTATTTCTTCTTTTTCTTTAGTATTGCAATAAGCCGAAATTAAAATTAAATCTTCCATTTAATTTTTTTAGCAGGTACCCCAACATATACCCCTTTTTTAGTAATGTTTTTAACAACAGCAGCATTCATTCCTATTATAATGTTAGAAGTAATTGTAATTTTTTCTCTAATATTACTACAACTTCCTAAGTAAACGTTATCACCCATAGTTACATTACCTCCCACAACAGCATTAGGCATCATACTAAAAAAGTTACCTGCTTTTACATCATGTCCAACGTGATTACCTCGATTTAAGAGGGTATGATTACCCAAATTAATATTAGTAGTAAGAACTGAATTAGCACCAATAAAACTACCAAAACCTAATTGGATATTATCATCTAAAATTAGGGCTGATGGGTGGATGAATGTAAAGTATTTAGTTTCTTTAGGTAATTTGCGTACAATTTTAGCTCTTTCTTTAGAATCTGCTACAGCAACCATCATAACATATTCTTCAGGGTTAAACTCTGATATAGGTTTGGCTATTTCGTTTGCGTATTTATTATCTACGAAAAACGTAATTTCTTGATCTATTTGACAAGCTACTTCACGGGCATGTCCTCCGTATCCAAATAATGCTAGTTTCATTGTTGATATACTTTAAATTGTGATAAATCAGGGTAAGGTAATGTTAAATCTTCTTGGTGTTTTTTACTACCATCCATATTATAAAACTGGTTCATAAGTAATAAACCACGAGCCGCTAATTCAGGCATCATATAAAAGTTCCAACCTATCATATCTAAATTATCATCATGATAAGAACATTCACGTCTACCTGAGTAACGAGCGCGTTTAAACCAATGGTATGCTTTTAAATCATCAGTTAAAATCGCCCCACCTTTGCTTAATTTAAAATGTTTATAAGGACCTGTAAATGAAACACACATATGTGTTTTAGGTTTGTACATATCTGCTGTAAATGTTAAAGCAGAATCCCATACATTAGAACCCTCTAACGGGTAAGCTCCCGTTAATGTTTCCCCGTTAACGGTATTCCATCCTACTTTTAAACCAGCATGGATAATTTCACATGGAACTGAAGGATATGTTCTATTTGGGATAGTAATAGTATCGGTTTTGATACTTTTATTTACATAATGCTCGTAATATAGAGCAAGGAATAAACCATTAGACATATTATCTAAGGTTATAGCGTACTTAGCACCCGTATAATCTGCTAGTGCTTTTTCAAAATCTTCTGTAATTTTGTAAATCCCGTTTGCCATTATTTATAAGTTTTTATATAGTCACTACAAATACCTAATGTATCTTCAGTTGGGTCAGTAGCAAAAAATTCAGGTAATACTAAAATACCTCGTTTATATACATTTGTTGACCAAATATAACCACGAGAGGTTAGGACTCCAAGGTCATTTTCGTGAGAAAAATAATTTACTTTAAGACCACTGCTATCTAATTCATTTAATTGAGATAAAGCATCCATATTTTTACAATGAATCCAAAGTTTACTATAATGTCTTTCAATTAAATTAAATGGGAAATGGTATTTAGGTTCATCATGACCTAATTTAAATTTACCATCTACCCACCAAACATCAATTTCTACGTCATATCCAGCTTGTATAGCTTCCCAAATATAATCTGGGTTGTTTTCTCGTTCTGGGTTAGGACCTGTAAGGTTACCTCTATGTGATATTAATTTCATCTTAGTAGATTAGCTGTAAAATGTTCTGTTAAACTTTTAATGTAATTTATTTCTACCCCATTAGAAATTAAATGGTACTTCAATACACTTTCAGGGTGAATTGGGTCAGGATTTTCTGAAATTACTGTATTTAACCAGGATTTATACGCATCATCCATATAAATGTAGGATATAGCATATGTAAAGTAATCAGCGTAAATACCCGCGATTTTAGGTGAACTTACGGCAAATAAATCATCTACCTCTGAGTGTCTGGTTTGATGACCACCATTTGTTAATGGATATTCAAATACATTTAATTTATTAGGGTCTAATAAACTAAGGTCTTTTAAAAATAAACATTCTGGGGAGATATAATCTGTAAATTCTAGGTCAAATCTAGTTCTAATAATTAAGTCATATTCAACCCCCCATTTTCTAACTAAATTATAACATGCATGGATAGAATATGAAGCACTTAATAAACTATTTAATTTATAATTTAAATGCTCTCCTTTAATATCGGTAGTATCAAATGGGATTGGAGATTGGAAATGCCATGTTTTAGGATTATATAATTCTATAATATTATCATAATCTGCATCAGTAAACTCATATTGTCTTTCTTGGGCAAATTTATGACCTGCCTCCATAGGAGAATTATCTTTCCAAGTATGAAGGTATACATCACAATCATATTTATCTAAAAACCATTTTTTTAGTTCAAGATAACCTTTTTCATAATTACGAGGTTGACCACTAATGCAAATAGCTACTTTCATTTACTTGAAATTTTCAAGATAATAGGTCAAATCTTCAGGTGTTCCTAAACCCCACATATTTTCTGCTGGTATAGAGTGGTTATAAATTATTTTACCATCTTCAATTGCTTCATTATATACAGGACAAACGTAAAATTCATTATTTACACGAATATTTTTTTCAATCATTTGTTCAGTATATTTAACATAATCTGATCCACGCTTCCAATAGTAAATACCTGCTGTAGCTTGATCTGAAATTGGGTTCTTTTCTGCTACTTCACTAATAATTCCATTTTCATCGGTTTTAGCAAATGACCATTTTGGATGAGTAGCAGGAAAACAAATAATACCACCATCAAAATCTTTCTCATTCATTTTATACATGAACTCTGTAGAATCCCAATCAATAAACTGATCTGAATTGGATAGTATTAATGGGGAATCATTATTAATAAGTTCTTTAGCAAGTAAAGTAGTACATGCTGCTCCCTCTGTTAACCCATCAACCTCTACAATTTTACAATTTGGCGTAATTAAATTGAGTAAAGTATCGAGTTGGTATTTTTCCCTATGAGATTTTTGAACTATATAAATAAAATTAGCATCTAAATTTAACATATCAGCTACAAGATGAATCATTGGTTTACCTTTGACATCAATTAAAGGTTTTGGGAATGAATATCCTACCTTTTCAAATCTAGAACCTGCTCCAGCCATAGGGATCAATACGTTCATTTTTTCATCGTGCCATTTGTTCATAATCTTTTTCTTTGTTTTTAGTCGTTTATAGATTTTATCTAAAGATACGTGAGATGAGTTATCTACCCTAATTACGTCTGCTTTACTACGAGTTGCTGATAATAAACCTTGTGGGGAATCTTCAATAATTAAAGTTTCTTCAGGTAGACAACTCATCATAGACATTGCTTTCCAATAAATTTCAGGGTGTGGTTTTGGGTTTTTGACGTCGTCATTTGTAATAATAACATCTAAATATTCAATAACACCTACTTTAGAAAGGGCTACTAAGGCTGTCCTACGAATACAATTAGTACAACAACCTACTAGATAACCATCTTCACGAAGAGTTTTAAAAATATTTCTCATTCTTTCACTAGTAGGAATTTTAGAGAAATGTTTTATTGTTAGTTCTTGCTTGTACTTATAGATTTCTTGGTGATCTGTATAGAGTAAACCTTTTTCCTCACTTAACATATTAAGTTTAGTTAAAGTTTTTAACCCATCATAGCGAGAAACGTGTTCTGCTTCAGTAATGGTGTATTTTGGATCTACCTGAGAGATAGCGTCGTTTAGCGCTTCAAAGTGGACTTGTTTAGTATCAACTATAACTCCATCTAAATCAAATAAAACTAATTTTTTCATCTTTTACTTTTTCCACAAACCCCGCTCTACTAATTGAGCTATAATACCATAATTTACAATATCCTGGTATGTGTCCGTTAAAGGTTCATTATTGACAACTTGGTTAGTAATTAATAGATTTTTCCATCTACTGATTTTATCACTTATTCTATACCATAGCCCTGTGAGAGCAAAAGACCTTTCTTCTTCAGTAGCAAGTAAAGTACCAGCACTAATATTAGACATACCATAGTCAAGGTGCTTTTTGCTAAATAGCTCCAACTGCTCTTCCACGATAGCCATATAGCCAGAGTAAATGTGAGGATACTCACTTTTAAGAATTTCGGTAGACGGAAGTCCATATTTAATTGTATCTTCTGGGTTTACGTTCCATAACGTTCGATCATCTATACTTTTTCCAGGCATAACTTATATAACTTGTTTTTTGACTTGTAAATACTTTTCAATCGCCTCTAAACGATCATCAGCTTCTACTAACATAACAAGAGCTTCTTCAGCATTCTTATAAAAATCATCTGTTGAATGGTCACCAATTCCTGCTTGGTGATTTTCTAACAGGTCTAGAGTTAAAAGTGCTTTAGCTCTATCAGCGTGTGCTGAAGTGAAAAGCATATCTCTTAATGTACTCATAACTTTGCTTTTTTAATTAACTTTTCGGTTTCGTCTTCTTCTACTCCCATTTTCCATAAAATATCTCTAACACCTGTATCTTGTAATAGATAAATATATTCATCTGCTTCTCCTAGACTACATTCTAGATAATCTGCAATATATTCTGCTAGTTCTTGGTTATTTTTTTTGTTTTGATTCTTTACGTACTTGAGGTAGACTTTTCTTTTAGGTAACATTTCGCGATAAATGGAATAAATTTGTTTCTTACTTTGTGGATTAACCTTTTGAACGTAGTTTACTACATCAATGTAATCCATGTTCATAGATACATATCTATGTATCATGTAAGAGTTCCATTTATCCCATGAATCTTGCGAAATATCTTCCGGAGCTGTTTTATAGAGAGTTATCTCATTCAACCACTCGAAGAGGGTTGTCACCTGCTTCATCTCTTAGCTCTTTTGGTAGTGTACCTTGTAAAACTTCACCGCTTACAGCATCATAAAATACTGGGATTGGCATATAAGCGTCTTCAGCTGTACCTGCTACAAATTTAGAAACTTTACGGATAATATATCCTTGAGTCCATACTTTTCCATTTTCGTGTTCTACCGACTCTGTATTTTTAAGGTCGATGTTGGGTTGATTCATTCCTTGATCCATTGTTTATTTATTTTAATTCAATTAATTTTGATATTAACGCCATTGCGTTGATTTCTTTATCGATACGAAAATTAGACTGATAACTATACTCGTTGATATAAACAGCAACCATTCCTTCTCTTCCATTTGCGTAGGTAGAAGCATTATCGTAAAGATAACGATACAACTCCTCAAAATCCTGAACATTAGCGTTTGCGATCGTTTGTCTAATTTCTCGCCATAAGGGTTTAGCATTACTTAATTCTTTTAGTACTTGAGTCATATAGTTAGAAGAGACAAGTACTGATTTATCTATTGTTAATTTATTATCTTGAGTTGATAGTTGAATAGTATTAAGACATTTACGTAAATCTGGGTAGTATTGGTTGGTAATTGTTTTAATATCTCCTATTACGAAGCTAGTATTTTCTTCTCCTAAAACCCAAGCAATATGTTTAGCAACATCTCCTTTTGATGGGGGTATAATTTTAAGCACTTGACAACGTGATTGTAATGGATCTATAATACGCTCAACATAATTACACGTCATAATAAA